TGGAGATAATAGAGGTAATAAATCTTTTGATCAAAAACAATGGCAGGCAATCAAGAGCTGGACAAAAGTATCAAAGGGTAAAAGAATATCTAAAAAAGAAGCTGAGAATATGTTTAAATATATACGAGAATTAAAAGATTTATCTTATAGAAGAGATAAATTTTGGTTAAGTCTACCAGACTATCAAGAGTATAACTTTCAAGAACTAAAACAATGGTGTGGCTTAGATTTAGAAGATGATCAACACAATCAACCTTGGTGGGAAATACTACAAAGAAATTTCAAGCCAGAACAAGTTACATATTTTATTAGATTATTGAAACGATACGGACAAAAACAATTAAATGCTGACCCACAAATTGTTATTGATACCATACATAGTGTTAAAGGTGGTGAAGCAGATAATGTACTAATATATAGTAAAGGTAATTATCCTTCATCTTTTTCTAATAAAAATACAGAAGAGAAATCTGATGAAAAAAGAGTATATTATACTGGTGTAACACGAGCTAAAAGTTCTTTACATATTTTGTCTAGTGATTACAAGTATAACTATCCTATAGGTGAAGATTATTTTGTATATTTACAGGAGAAAAAATGACTTATAAAATTAATTACACAATGGAATTTAAAACAAGACCAACAAAAGCTGACGTAGAACATAAATTATTTGATTTACTTAGAGATGGTTTTGTATTAAAAACAAAGGAGGAACATGAAAAAGAAAAACAACTTGTGGGAAAAGGGCAGCAAGCATTACCAGACGCTTGACATACAGCCGTCACAATTTATTAATAAAAACAAATTATTGTTTGCAGAAGGTAACGTAATAAAGTATATATGTCGTCATAAAGCAAAAGGAAAAGCAGAAGATATAAAAAAAGCCATACACTATTGTGAAATGATATTAGAACGTGATTATGAGTAAAAAACAAGGTAGAATCATAAGCAAAACATTTTTACAGGCACTCAGCGGCCATTTAAACGGATTTTTATCTCAAACTCAAGCTGACAGGGGGTTTTATGCCTAGCATGCAGTTAAATTTTAGTTTTAAGAAGCATATTTGGTCAACACCGAATGAATATAAAGATTTAAGTGATGCTAAAGAAATAGCTATAGACCTAGAAACAAAAGATGAAGGTATCAACAAGGGTCTTGGTGCTGGATGGGCTACAGGACAAGGTAAAATAATAGGTTTTGCTGTAGCTACCGAAGGTTGGGAAGGATATTATCCAATGGAACATTTTGGTGGTGGTAATTTAATTAAAGAACAAGTCTTAAAATATATGCAAGATGTTTGCGCCTTACCTTGTAGAAAAATATTTCACAATGCTCAATACGATGTAGGTTGGTTGAAAGCATATGGTATTGAGATTAAAGGTGAAATAGTTGATACGATGATAGCAGGAGCATTGATTGACGAAAACAGATATTCTTATAAATTAAATTCTTTAGCAAAAGATTATATCGGTGAATTAAAAGCAGAAACAGATTTAGTTGAAGCGGCAAAAGCGCACGGCGTTGATCCAAAAGCTGAGATGTGGATGTTGCCAGCTGAGCACGTTGGATATTACGCTGAGCAAGATGCACGGCTCACGTATCTTTTGTGGCAAAGATTTAAACACGAAATTTACAAACAAAATTTAGATACAATTTGGGAATTAGAAAAAAAACTTTTACCTATCTTAATAAAGATGAGAGAACGTGGTATTAGAGTCAACAAAGAAAAAGCAGAACTACTGAAAGTAGATTTTGTAAATAAAGAAAAAAAACTATTACATAATATTAAAAAGTTAGTAGGAAAAGATATTGATATATGGGCTGCAAGACAAATAGGTTACGCATTTGATAAATTAAATATCGAGTATCCAAAAACACAGAAAAGTGGCGAGCCTTCGTTTACACAAAATTGGTTACTTAATTCTAATCACGAAATATCAAAACTTATAGTACAAGCAAGAGAAATTAACAAATTCCACAACACTTTCTTAAATTCTATTATGAAGTACGAACACGCTGGTAGAATTCATGCTGAGATACAACAGTTAAGAAGTGACACAGGTGGTACAGTTTCTGGTAGGTTGTCGATGTCAAATCCTAACTTACAGCAACTTCCTGCCAGAAACAAAGATTATGGTCCTTTGATAAGAGGTTTGTTTTTACCCGAGGAAGGATGTCAATGGGGAAGTTTTGATTATAGTCAACAAGAACCTAGACTGGTAGTACATTATGCTGCAAGTATTGGAGAAGGATATGAAGGTTCTCGTGAGTTAGTAGACGCTTATACAAATGCAAGTGCTGATTTTCATCAGACTGTAGCTGACTTAGTTGGTATAGATAGAAAGCAGGCAAAGACTATTGGTTTAGGTTTGATGTATGGTATGGGTAAACATAAATTGTCAAATATGCTTGGTGTATCTTATGATGAAGCTCAAAATTTAATAAGTAAATATAATACAAAAGCTCCGTTTGTAAAATTATTATCAGATCGTTGTATGGCAAAAGCAAACAATGAAGGTATTATTAGAACAAAGCTAGGTCGTAAATGTCGTTTTGATATGTGGGAGCCTAAAGATTTTGGAGTACATACTCCTGAGAGGTTTGAAAACGCTAGTGCTAAATATGGACAAGCTAACATCAAACGTGCTTTCACATACAAAGCATTAAACAGACTAATTCAAGGATCTGCTGCGGATCAAACTAAGCAAGCTATTGTGAGTTGTTATGAAGCTGGCTATCTACCCTTACTACAAATACACGATGAATTATGTTTTAATATCCAAGATAAAAATGATGTGGCTAAAATAAAGAGAGAGATGGAGTCTTGCGTGGAACTGAAGGTTCCAAGTGTGGTAGATGTAGCTCTCGGAAAAGACTTCGGAGAAGCTACTTAATATCTTTTTTTGCTCTTCTGATATCTTCTATAATAATAAGTTGTCTTACCTTATTTATTTCTTTATCTATAGCTATCATATCAGTAGAATATACACCTTTTTCTGCGTATGTATCAGTCCATTTTTTTTCAAGAGCAGTTTTTTTATCAAGTAATTCTTGCATATAAACTCCTTATTATATTCATATAAAATAATATATGTTTTGTCAATAACCCTTGACTTTAATATATATTTATACATAATAATATATACAGAGAAAGGATGGAATGATGAAAGAACCAAAAGAAAATATAATATATACTTGTGAAAAACATGGTGAAGAGGTGTATTTCAAAATTAAGGAACACGAAAAGTATGATAAGAATCATGTTTATTGTTATTTTATTGAAGAGCAAGGTAAAAATAAAATAGCCAAAGAAAAAATGTGGGTGAAGATACTTCAGGGAAACCAGAAAAAAGGTATGGGTGTATTAGTAAACGAACCTGTGCTAGTCGAGAATTACAAACGTAATGATATAGTATATTATGAAACTAACGAAAAAAATTTAACGACAGCACAAGGAGCAAAGTATGCAATATAAATTTAGAAGTAAAAGTAAACACTTTCATAATATAGTAAAAAGAATAGATGATATTTTACACGAAACACATCATTATGATTATGGTGGTCAACCGACAAGTGACCTGGACCTGGAGGAAAAAATGGATGAGTTAAAAAAGATAGAAATTGTTGATCCTTCAAATGGTTTAATAAAT